CTTTTAGCATAATCTTTCCAAAATGTTTTAACATCTTCAAAAGCATCTGCATAAAACTTAGTCCAGTATTCTCTGAAAGATTTATAATCTAACATAGTATTCTCCATTGGTTAATGGAAACTATATATGTTGCAGTGCAACAAATTTCAAGTCTATTTTAAATGAGATCTGATAGATTCAATAGCTTTGCTGATTTCATCTTTATAAGCATAACCAATGAAACCTCCAGCTAGTAAACCAATAATAAGTGTAATCATATTATTTCCTGTTTAGTTGTGTCATAAACATACCATGATATTCTGTAGAACCCAAGTGTGTAATTGGTGTAGAAAGATCTGTCCAGATCTCAAAGCCACACTCTTCAGCTAATCTACAGAAGTAATAGTCTTCAGATAAGAACCTGGTTACTCCATCCTTTTCTTTATAGCAGCCAACTGGAAAGAAATCATAGGCATTATCTGATCCTTCTATTCCTGTTCTTAGATCTGGTTTGTATTTAAGCTGAGGATTCTTATCCATGATAGTAGTAAACACTTCTCTACGTATCATCATAAATCCAGTCGCACTTTCCTTTACCCTTGCGAATCCATGTTTAAATTCTGTGTTAGGATATAGATTAACATTAAACTGCAAAAGATAATCACGCATTGTCTGTTCATCTATATTATTATTTTCTTTGATACGATCTAGTAATTGTTGCCAATAAAATCCTTTTACAGGATAGGTGCAGGTTACAACTTCTTTATTAAACTCTATAACTCTTAACAAGTTCTGTAATGTGAAGCCAATGTCAGCATCAATGAATAATAAATGCGTACCATTAAATTCTTTATTATCTAAGAACTTAGTTACAAACTTATTTCTAGCACGATTGATTAAAGATTCAGTAGGTAATGTTTCAATCCTAAGATTGTGTCCAATATCATTTAAAGGTTTGATACAATTAAATAATGAATGGAATGTCATGTTACTGATGTTGCCACCATAGCATGGTATCGCTATTAATATGTTCATAGTATATCAGCGATACAATTAATAAATATGCTTTGCATATTTAAGCATGGGATTGCGATGAGAATATTCATAACCCTTTTAGGATTATTTATATTATGGCTTAACTGGGAATACTACTGAATTAACTTGTTCAACTGTTGATAAACCTTCAGTTAAATCTCTTAGTTGCTGGCGGTACGCCTTCATTGGTTCTGACAATGTATTATCAGATAAAGCAAGGTAATCTGTTTGTGCTAATAATGAATTACGTTTAGCTCTTAATGAAGCTAATGATCTATCAAATGCTCCATTGTTCCAAGCAGTTTCATCTGCCTGACGTTGTGCTATTTCCTCAGCACTAAGGGGAATTTGTATTCCATCTACTAGTTTATGCTCCATAATAATCTCCTTTTATATATTGGTTCTTTACTGAATGCAATGAAGTAAAGCTCACCATATTATTTCCTATTTATTATTGTTAATTGAATTAGTCAAGTTATACGATTCCTGCGAAACGATAGTGTAGCTTGTGTTGTTTAAAATACCTAACATTTTAAATAATACCATACATAAGTATAGTTCCATCTGCTATATTGCCAGTATTAAATTGAAATCTTATAGCATTACAAGCTGATGTAGTATTTCCATAACCTGCTACAAAATGATTTATACTATAATTTGCACTATAATATTGATTAACATTACTTATAAAATGTTTAACATAGGTAGTTGATGCTGGGTTAAATATTTGCATTGAACCAGCAAAACATTCGTCTGCACCATTACCAACTTCCCAACATAAAATTTGATCTGCTGTTGATTGTGCTAAATCCCAAGGTGCTTGATAACTTAAAAGAGGATCTGTTCCACCTTCATCATGCCACGCAGTAAATGACGTAGAGGTTTTAGTAACATTGTAATTAGAACCTGAATCCGTAGATAAATTAAATTGAAAATGTTTAGCATCAGTAGCTGGTCTAATGTTAATAAAATAAAACTGATACTCTTTATAAGTAGAATCAATGCCAGTAGTAAAAGAAATAGAAGCTGAGTTACTTGCTGTCTGCGAACTTATTAATTTCATACCACCAGTAGCAACAGAGGCATTGTAAGCAGTTACATTGGCAATAGAATTGTTAGTCAATGAAGCTGGTAATAGAACACCACTTGTAGTTATGTTGTTTGCGAAACTTCTAGTAATACTCCCCATTATTTATTCTTCATTATGATTTTTTTACTCCGTATAGTTTAAATACTCCATCAGCTATATTACCACTACTCATTTTAAATTGAACTCTTGTAAGTGCTGTTGTTGTATTAACATAACCAGCACAATAAGAATCTGAACTATAACCTGTTCCTTCTAATGTTTGTGTTCTAACTATAAAATGCTTAACATAAGTTGAACTGCTAGGATTATAAAGTGAAAGTTGTCCACAAGTATTCTCATCACTAACATTTCCTATTGCTTCTGTAAGAAGTTGAAATCCTGTTCCTTGTGCTTGGTCATATCCACCAACATATTGTAATGAAGTAGCTGTATCAGCTTCGTTATGGTAAGCATAAAAAAATGTAGTTGTCATGGTTTGATTATAATTTGTATTAGTTCCAGTATCTACTTGAAATGATAAATTTGCTTGATCTGTTGCTGGTCTAACATTTATAAATTTAAATATATACTCATCATAAGTGCTATCTAAACCAGTTGTAAAAGATATTGTAGCTGATGAACTAGCTGTCTGTGTAGATAATAAAACTAATGTTCCACCACCACTAGCATTAGCAAAAGAAGTTACAGCACTTACTGAAGCATTTGTAATTCCAGCAGGAAGTATAACTCCTGATGTTGTAATGTTGTTTGATAAACCTCTTGTGATACTACCCATTATTTAATTCCATATAAGTAAACTGTTCCATCAAAATTTCCGCTACTAACTCTAAACTGTATTGCATTAACAGCAGAAGTAGTGTTTCCGTAACCTGCCATAAAACCATTTGTCATATAACCAGCAGTGTAAACTGGGTTAGTTGTGCAACCTATAAAATGTTTTACATAAGTTGTTGATGAAGGATTAAAAATTGTTAAAGAACCAGAAACAACACTATCGGCATCATTTGACATTGAACCAGAAGAATCTCCATTACCAGTTAGTGTTTGGTAACTTGTTGATTGAGCAAGATCATCTAAAGGTTCATAAGCAAGACCAAAATTAGCACCAGATTCTTGGTGATACTCATAAAAGAATGTAGATGTTTTTGTTACGTTGTAATTTGAACCAGAGTCGGTAGATAAATTAAATTCAAAATCAACACCATTTGTTCTAGCGTGTATGTCTGCAAACACAAACTTATATGCTTTGTAAGTTGAACTTAATCCTGAAGTAAAACTAAGTGATGTTGAGTTAGAAGCAGTTTGAGAAGATATAAATGTAATTCCATCTGAAGCATTAGGAAGTACAGTTATTCCAGTAACAGAAGAATTAGTTATAGCACCAGAAGTAAATACTCCTGAAGTAGTTATCTTGTTTGCTATGTTTCTTGCTATACTTCCCATTATGATAACCTACAAGTTATTTTCATTAGCTTAATCTCAAATATCGTACTGTAATTTCTGCTAGATTTGCTGGTGCAGTAACAAAAGTTAAAGTAGTGCTACTAATTGTATAATCTGTTGTAGGTACTAAAGTTAATCCATTAACAATTACTAGAACATCATCAACAGCTCTACCAGAATCTATTGTAATTGTAGTAGATGAACCATTACCAGTAAATGAAGCTGAAGTATAAGTACCAACTATTGGTAAATATCTGTAACAAATTTCAGCAGAAGTTGCAGGTGCAGTTACGAAAGTTAATGTAGTTCCTGAGATTGTGTAATCTGTTGTAGGTGTTAATTGAAAACCATTTACGAATACTAATACATCATCAACTGCTCTGCCTGAAGAAATTGTAAAAGCTGTAGTAGAGTTATCTCCAGTTGCAGTACCAGATGAATAAGTTAATGTTGAAGATATAGTTGCAAACTCTAATGCAGTAGCACCGCTATTAGTTCTTAATACTTGTAATGAAGTTCCAATAGCAGTTAATCCTGTTCCACCTCTTGTAGTAGGTAAAGCAGAAGTAAATCCAGTTACATCAAAATCCCAAGAAGCAGCAGTTGTTCCTGTAATTAATATACAAGTACATGTTGCAGTTGTATTAGCTTGTAATGTTCCAACTAAATTAGAACCAGATGAATTTATTGTAAGCGAACCACTTGAATTATTATGAATTTCAAAAGTATGTCCAAGTGTTAATGTAGTTACAACTGGTAACACAATAGTTTGTGTAGTTGATCCAGTAAAATATTGTTTATAATTACTTGATACAGTTAATGTAGTTGTACCAGCAGCTGTGGCAGTTGTTGTATATCCAATTTTAATATTATCTATAGTAGGTAATGTTAAAGTTTTATTTGTTAATGTTTGTGAATCAGAAGTTCCAACAACTGTTCCAGATGGAGCAGATAATGTAGCAATAGTTCCTAAACCTAAATTAGTTCTTGCAGAAGAATTAGATGCTACATCAGATAAATTGTTTGCAACTAATAAAGCACCAGATAATGAAGCATAAGCAGCAACCCAAGCTGATCCTGTATAAACTTTCATTACATTATCAACTGAATTGAAATATAAAGCACCACCAGCTAAAGCATTTCCATCATTGTCTAAAGTTGGATCAGATGTTTTAGATCCTAAATATCTGTCATCAAAATTATCATAAGCAGCTAAAGCAGAATCTCTTGCACTGTTTGCGGCATTTGCAGCATTAGATGCTGTGTTAGCAAAGTTACTAGAGTTGTTAGAAAAATTACTAGAGTTAGAAGCATGATTGCTAGAGTTGTTAGCAAAATTAGATGAATTACTAGAATATCCTAAAGCCGCAGTTGCATTAGATGTTGCATAACCTGCTTGAGTTGTAGCAGTTGAAGCATTTGATGAAGCATATCCAGCTTGAGTAGTTGCAGTCGTTGCACTAGAAGAAGCAGAGTTTGCTGAATTTGAAGCATTAGACGCATGATTAGAACTATTGGATGCGTGATTAGAAGATGTATTTGCAGAGTTAGAACTATTGTTAGCAAAGTTAGAACTATTACTAGAATGATTTGAAGCTGAGTTTGCACTGTTGCTAGAATTATTTGCAAAGTTAGAAGCATTAGAAGCATTAGCAGCTACACCAGCAGAATAAGTAGATGCGTTGGTAGCATGATTAGAAGCATTGTTTGCAAAATTAGAACTGTTAGCAGAATGATTAGCAGATGTATTAGCTGAGTTAGATGAGTTGTTAGCAAAATTAGATGAGTTAGAAGCATGATTGGCTGCAGCGTTAGCAGACGTACTAGCAGAAGCAGCATCAACTAATAAATCCCATTTAGCTACATCAGCATTAGTAGATATAGGTTGTGATCCTGTAGATGTGTGTGCTGTATTAGCAATATAAATATTATTATTAGAAGTATCTTTAACAATATCTCTTCCATAATAAGCTGTGGCGGTAGCCCAGTTTCCTTTGTATGTTCCAAGCTCTTGTGTAACTGATATTTCTCCATTGGTATCAAATGCTAGAATTTTATTAGCACGATCTGC